AATCTTTGGCTAATTCCCTGAGCGTGGTGTCAGCATGTTTGGTGGAATCTGACTTCATACCCACGGCTTGCAAAAACACCATTTGTACATCGGATGTACATCCATGCGGACACACAGGCTCTCTACTTTCAAAAAAGCCATGTGCTGGACATTTGTAATCATGAACGACTGCCATAGTTTCTCCTTAGTTGCTGGTCAAGATCAGGACGTTGATAGTCTTGGGATTTAGGTCGAATACCAAGATCAAGTTTGAATCCGCTGCCATCGTAGGTAACGAGCCTGCGCCTTACCATTTGCGGCTTGGGTTGCTTGCGAAACTCCACATACTTCTTACCCGACTTCACCATGACGGCGACTTCGCCATTGACCCAATGCTCATAAGCGCGGTTCACACGGGTCTGTACAAGTTCTGTGAGCGGGTATTTGCCATTGAGAAACACATCTCTTAGGTGCAAGGGGTCAAGGCCGCATAACTCGGCAAACAAAGCAATGGAAATGCCGCGTTTCTTGTCACGCATAAACGCAGGAATCACTTCCATCATTTGACGCTTACTGAGGCCCAACGCCAATAGCCTTTAAGTAGTTGTTGATCTGCTTATCCACGACCGGCACTTGCACGGGCGTTATGGCTTCTTCTTTGCGATCGCGCGTCATACGCATTTGCAAGAGCCTTGGCATGAGCTGTTCAGCAAAGGCAACGCAAGCAAGGGCTGTCGCAATGACACGATCATCTTTGTTGCGCCCATAAGCAGCAATAGAACCCTGGTCACGCACGACGGACTTCATCTCTTCAAGTAAGTCCATCGAGTAGACATTCATCATCCCGCGCTCAAAGTAATCCTTAAAGTAATTCAGCATCCGCTCTTTGGACGAATGCGTGGTTAGGTAACCAAGCGAGTTCGAGACACCGCCTAGTGAGTCATTACGCCGCCACAGGTAGTGCTGCATGTGCGATAGGACATCCATTAAGCCTCTAGCCTTGCGCGGTTCCATTGTCTGCGCTTGGCGTTTAAGGTTGCGCATCTCATTGATCACGGCTTGACCTGGCCCGTTCACTTCCAGGTTTAGTGTGGAGTTCTTATAAGCCCCTGCCAGGTAGCAGACAACCCAAGCGAACTGGTAGGTGTTGAGTTCAGAGGTAGCGAATTCCGCAACTTGATCAAGTCCATCTGCATAGCAACGGTAGATTTGGATACAGAAACGATCAGCCCAGTCGCTGCTTCCATATGCTGGATCAGCACCGATGACGTAGTAGGCGTTTTCAATCGGCTCCTCCCATACTTTTAACGTTGCCATGCGCTCTGTTGAATTAATTAACTCAGTGTCTTCAAAGTATTGTCCCATTGAGAAGCGGTAGAACCGAGGTAATAACTGCTTAGCAACCTTGGCTTGATCAGTGCAGCGGGCATGTGAGAAGAAACTCGAACCCGTCATGATGAAGGCATAGTCTTCTGTGGGCGGAAACTCTTGATACATGAGGGCTTCATCCTTAATCCCCTCATTCATCTTCCATCGCCACCAGGCAATCTGTCTTGAATTGATCTCTACCTGGTAGAGCTTCTTAATCTCTCTTGTCCATTCCTTTTCTTCAGGACTTAGCTTGCCATCCCAGTACACCTTATAGACATCTGACTTGGCATCAGCACTGTAGAGTTCATTGCGCCACCAACCGCAGAAAATAGCCTTCTGGGTTCTTGCACGTTTAGCCACCGCCCACATGTCATGCCACATATTGAAGCCACGCGCTGTGCTCTCAAAAAGGTAGAGCCTATTGGGATTCTTTTCTGCAAGCGATGCCAGCAATGAAGCCAATCCTTCTTCATCACCCCAAGACGATGTTTCTGTGCCATGCAGGTAGGTAATACCTTTACCACGCCCTAAAGAACCCTTGGCTCGCAAGCCTGCCACCTGGTAGAAGAGCCTTGATCGGTTCTTTAAGACCATTTGATTCCTGTTATGCGTCATCAAAGGAATCTTGTACTCCGGTGGCAAACCATCCATGTACATGGCAAGTGTGGTTCTAAACTGGTCTCGGTTCTCTTCGGTATCGGTTGTGAGCGTTCCCTGAAACCCAGGGTTCTTAAAATGCCAGTAAAGGTCAAGGGCAAGCGATATGGTCGTAATCCCTAACTGCCTGCCCTTCAGAATCACAAAAAAGTGCGTACCTTGATTTAAGCCTTTAGCCACTTCCTCCATGACATAGGTCTGGCTGCCCAATAAACGCTGTCCAAGGCGCTGTATGCCAAGCTCCTTTGTCTCTACCTTCAATTCCCTACAAAACCTGTAGAAGTGCTGTAAATCAAAGTTCATTGCGTACCTGGTTCATATTCATACTTCATGCAAGGCTTCTCAGCCAATAAGCCATCTCTTATGCAAATCAAAATCTCCTCCTTATCACCTTCCTTTTCTTTGAGTCCAATCGCCTGACTCCATCGACACGTTTCGCAAGAAGGTGTCATATAGCCTCCCAAAGTAGTTTTTGCCCTCTCAAGGCTTCATCAGTATCAATTCTTGGTCTAGACCTTACATTCCAATTACCGCCGCCTTTAAGACCTATACATCTCCAGTTAGATGCTTTTAATGAAGCCCCTCCTTCTTCTGGTAGCGTGTAAGTAATCAGCCTTTTATATCCAAGCGCTTTAGCAGCTTTCCAAGACGCTGAATACAACATAGAGCAAGCGTTTTTAGTTCCATCCGTACAACAACGATTGACTTCTAAAGTCCAACCGTTATCAAGCAACCTAGCAACCGGTCTTCCAACAATAGCAACGCCAACAATCTTTTCATCATGACTCACTGCTACACAGAATTTACATCCTTGCATTGGCTTGTGATGTCGATGATGAAGACTTACAAAAGCATTGGCCTCTTCAAAAGTTATCGGCGTAATTTCCAAAGGGCTTCCAGTCCATAATTCTCCTTTAACCACAATACCGTTTTCTCTTCATCAGCCGTCAAAGGTCTTTTCTCCCTCTCTTCGGCATACCATTTCATCGCTTGGTACGGATACGTCTTATCACCCTCCGTATACCGCTTAATCCAAGCAATCTGAAATTCATGACTCACTCAACCCGCCACACCCTTACACCATTCTCCACCTTCCTCGCTGTGAACTTCTTTCCTGTTCTTCTCCACTCTCTATAGTTAGCATTACATAGCTTAGATAGATCACCACCTTCAAGGTAGAAACTATCTCCTAGCTCTAACTGGTCGTAAGGGTATTTAGGCCCTGTCTTCCTCTCCGGTATATCTAAACCTCTCTCTAACGTAAACATCTCGTACATCTCCATGTTGTCGATGTACTCATCATACACAAATAGATATTTAAGGTAGGCAGGAAAACAGAAAATTCCTTGGGGCGGGGACGGTAGTGGTGCACCCAAATCCCGACCCCCCGTCCCATTCACTTGCGCCAAGAGCGAGCAATCTGTGCGACTGGTTGCGGCCAAGTCGTGACCATGTGGCTTTGAGCACGTGCCTACTCATGCACTGCGCAGGTGGAAAGGCGGACGGCCTAACCCCTTGTGTCCCTTATCGAATAAATCTATTACGCGCGTGGATATAAGAGATTACATCCATCTACCCCTAGAGCATAAGTCTTAGGACTAACCACATATATCTATATATAGGAAACCCTATATCCCTATATATTGTTTATTAGATTTTAAGAGTACATCTCTAGCATAGACTATATCTCGGTGTGTATTTGTGTGAATCTAATACCAAAGTATATATAGCAAGTACACAAAGTATGTGATTATTCTCTTGTAGTACTTAACTTACTGGAGAAACATCATGGCAACTAAAGCAGAAATTGAAAGCATCACGAGAGTTCTTGCAGCAAAAGACAACCAGATCGAAGAGCTTCGCTCGCAACTAAAGCAAGCAACAAGAGCTGAAGACAAGACTTACAACGGCTGGACTAATTACGCTACCTGGAGAGTCAATCTCGAAATCTTTGATGGTCTCGTGCTCACAGACTTACTGCCAATTGCAGACAGTGAGCCTAAGTCTTATTTCAGTGGCGCAGAGTTTTACAGCGTAGTCATGGATGCTTGCAAGAATTATGCAGAAGAGCTGATCGAGCAAACATCACAAGAAGGGCTCGCTCGTGACTATGCTTTCGCCTTCCTTTCGGACGTTAATTGGCGTGAGATTGCCAAGCGCCTAATCGCTACGCTTGAAGAGACTGCCTGATTTCAGCTTATAGCCCATTGCAACCAGTGGGCTATGGGATGTAATCAGCATCACTTAACCTTTGGAGCCAACATGACAACAGATCAAACCATTGCACTAGCACGTAAGCACGCATCTTGCAGTAGTTCTCGCTTTTGCTTAGCAGACGCGATCCGAATGATTGACTCGGAAAACTTCACCTATCCAGAGCGTCAAAAGTACGCTAAAGACTGGGCGATACGCTCACTCTCCTATTCAGTAGGCATCTTTCATCCAGACTACAAGAAAGCAACATCATGCAAAGCCTAATCGATTGGATCATTGCTGCACTGTTCGGTATTGCTTTTGCCTGCGCGATCTTTTTTAATTTATAGAGGTGTGCCATGAATCAAGGTTTCATTGTTCAATGGATTCTTAAAGAGGGTAAAACTTACTCTATTGAGAGCCTTCGCCACTGCGACGGCAGGCTTGCAATTTTCAACACATGGATTGAGGCCAAACGATTCTCTAAAGGCCTGCCAAACAAAAACGCAGGCGAAATGGCTTTAACCATAACTCCCGTGGAATTACCTTGAAGGTTCTGATCGCTTGCGAATACAGCGGAACAGTGCGTGATGCTTTTCGCTCACTAGGACATGACGCAATGTCATGCGATCTTTTGCCAAGTGAAACGGAAGGCCCGCACTATCAAGGCAATGTCATCGATGTGCTTGATGACACATGGGACTTGCTCATCGCTCACCCGCCTTGTACCTATCTTTCAGTGTCTGGTATGCACTGGACGACAAGAGGTTTGCGCGATCCACAACTTACTGAGGATGCTCTGGATTTTGTGAAAACGTTTATGAATGCGCCCATCAAAAAGATTGCATTAGAAAACCCCATAAGCGTCATCAGCTCAAGAATCCGCAAGCCAGACCAAATTATCAAGCCCTATCAATTTGGTCATGATGCAAGCAAAGCCACATGTCTTTGGCTTAAAGGGCTTCCAAAGTTAGAGCCAACCAAATTTATCGAACCAAGAATAGTCGATGGAAAAAAACGATGGAGCAACCAAACAGACAGCGGACAAAACAACTTACCCCCAGGTTTTAATCGTTGGAAAATTAGAAGCAAAACCTATGAAGGCATAGCATTAGCTATGGCTAAACAGTGGGGATGCTTGACCTAGCACACCATAATGCCCCTAGAAGCCCGCAAACGGGCTTTTGAGGCGTTTTCTTACCTTTACTGGAGTCAACCTACATGGAAGAACGTCAAATGCCTTCATGGATCGATTTAATCGACCATCAAATCCAGCCCGATAAATGGTTTCGTCCCGTCGATCAAGTCTGGCGTGAGCATGGATGGAAGCCACCATCGACCGAGTGCCTGGAGACCATGCGAAAGCACAAAGCATTCCGCACCTGGTCGCATTACATACCCTCGCGGGAGTCCCAATCGTGAGTAAGAAGCAGCTAAAGGACATTGAAACCCAAGCCATGATCGACAAATGGCAGGAAGAGCTAGCAAGGCATGTCGCTTACCTTCCAATCCTATGCGAGCAGGCAGGGGTTGATGAGCATGAGTTACATCGAGCTATTGAGATTCACTTTTACGTCAGGTCAATGAGTAAGGGGGCTATGCAATGACTGAGAACAAAACAGCAAAGACACCAACGGATGATGGACATGTGGCTCATGTTTACCTGTTTGATAAAACGGGTAGGCCGATGGTCGCATGGGACAACGCTAAAGATATAAAGCTAGGTGACAAACTTTATGCTGCACCAAAGCGTGAATGGGTGGGGCTGACCGCAGATGAAATCTGGGAATGCAACAAAGCGAGTGGCAGTGCTGTGGAGTTTCACATTTGCTATGCACATCAGAACGTGTTGGATTTTGCGGAATCTATAGAAGCCAAGCTTCGGGAGAAGAACACATGAGCGATTCATACGATGATTACGAGGCAAAAATTCAACTTGCAGAACAAGCATGGGAAAAACGTGTCGTGAAAACTGAACACAATAAACAACTTGAGATTGCACAGGCTTATGAGCGAGGATGGAATGCAGCATTAGCTCAGCGTGAATGGGTACCCGAAGCCTTGCGGCTGGCTGATGCGCTGGACGCTGAGTTTGTGCAAGGCAGAATCAGTAACCACAACGGGCGCAAAGCCGCCGCCGAACTGCGCCGGTTGCATGAGGTGAATCAGGATCTGCTGAAGGCACTCAACACGATCCTTAACATAAGCTTGATAGATAACGGGCACTGGGCCAAGACGATAGAACGCGAGGCTCATGAAGCCATCGCCAAGGCGACTGGGGGTGAGGTATGAGCAGAGAAGCCATGAAGCAGGCTCTTGAGGCGTTGGAGAGTGACCCACTAAGTCATGCCGGACTTGTTAACAGAAAGCAAGCCATCGCCGCACTACGCCAAGCACTGGAGACAGAGCAAGAGCCGGTGGCGTGGATTACCGATGGGGGCAAGGGGGAACTTTGGTGGTATCAATCATCAAAATTTGACGAAGAAGGCAACCTGATCGGCCCCAATCCAGATGACATACCACTCTACACCGCA